ACAATCAAGACGGATGGACTTCTCCGCAAGTAAACGTAATTCCCCTTGGTGTAGATACAGACATCTTTAAGCCAGTAGAACCAATTAAACGAGATAAAACAATATTTTTTAACTGTGGCAAGTGGGAAATTCGTAAGGGACATGATCTTCTTATTGATATGTTCAAAAATGTGTTAATTCACGACGATAATGTAGAATTATGGATGATGTGTACCAACCCCTTTAACTCCCCTGATGAGGAGGGAAAATGGAAGCAGTTATATAGCCATCCTAAAATCAAAATTATTCCAAGGGCTGAGACACAGGAAGAAGTGTATAATATCATGAGACAAGTAGACTGTGGAGTCTTTCCATCGCGTGGAGAAGGGTGGAATTTAGAACTTTTAGAAATGATGGCGGCAGGCAAACATGTGATAGCCACGGGTTATGCTGCTCATACTGAATTTTGCACTCAAGATAACTGTAGTATTATCCCGATAACAGAAAAAGAACCAGCATTTGATGGTAAATGGTTCTTTGGTCAGGGGAATTGGGCAAAATTAGACGAGCATAGTACCTTTAAGGTGAGTTTAATAATGAGAGATTTTATAGAAAATAAGAAGGGCACAACTAATGAAGCCGGAATAGAAACTGCTAAAAAGTTCTCGTGGGACAATACAGCAAGCCTAATAGCGAAACATCTAAAATAATGTTTGATTCCATTAAACGGTGGTTTATGTCTGAAAAGATTGAAGAGTCTGAGAGTTTTAAAATTCCCAAAGAAGATATCCAATCTTCCATCACTTATTGCGTTAAGTTAGATGGTCAGATATACATGGATGTGCATTTAGCAGATTACGAGGAACAGACGTTAGACAACTTTGCCAAAATTATAGCGGGATTATCTTCTCTTAGATTTCAGATGCAAACAATAGAGATGATCAAAGACTCATTAATTGAAGCAGACGAAATAGGAGTATTTAATAAAATTGTGGAGAAAATGGTAATAGCAACCCTAGACGATAAAAAACACTTAGAAAATTTAATGAAAGATACGCATCAAGACATAGATAGCCGGGAGGAAAAACCGTGGATTAAACCTTCACAAGTCATGAAATAGATATGGAGTTTAATACAATGAAACAAACCCAAAAAATAGGATGGCAAAAATATGAAGATGTTATTGAATCGCAAATTAGATCCCCCCTCCTTGATAGAATATATGAGAAGATGTCGGAGGTGGTCAACGAATATCAAGCCAAAGATAACAATGAAGACGGAATAAATATGGAGATGCAAACGCAGTCGGAAGAGTCAGATCAACAGCATTTAATGTTGAACTTGGATGAAAACATATCTACTGAAATAGCACTGGCTAATAATTTCGATTGCTGGGTCGCACATACAAACTTTAACTTAACAGAGAGTATTAAAAATAAATTGGACGATATTGAGGGAATTGAGATATTAAGAATATTTAGCAGATATAGATTTTTGATTGGCGTTGGTAAAATGTTTGAGTTTACTAATGTTAGAAAAAATGTAGAAACCAAATTAGGCACTTTAGATTTAGGAGAAAAAATTGAAAATTGAGATTTTAAAAATTATTGATGATGTTAAGCAAAGAAAAGAGTTGTCTGGAAATTTTACTGAGGATGACATTCACAAAATATCCCAAAAGGCAGCTTCCACATTTTTAAGTGTCTTATCTGAAGATGAGATATCAACCTGTATTTTGAATGCGTTTTGGAAGGCGTTGAAAAAATATGATTTCCAAAGTAATAGTCGGTGTAAATTTACCACCTATTTATACAAAGGGGTTGTGATGGAGTGTTTGTCTCAGAAGAAGTTCAATTGTCAAAATCCGACAGGTAGGATATATGAAAATATTATATCAGAAAACAACAAAGATATTGATACAATTGACATGTTGGATGAGGTAAAACATAGCTGTGATGATGCAGAACTGATCTATGACAGATTTTATAAGAATATGACAGTAAAAGAAATTGCTGCTGCCAGAGAGGTTTGTAGCGAAACCATTAGAATAAAAATAAATAAAAATTTGACCAAATTGCAATCAAAACTGACCCATTTCAGTGTATAGTATGGTGGATAACGGGACCAATAACAAGGAACAGGAAATAATAAGTGTTTTTTCTTTATTTTAGGAGGCCAAATCATGGCTGTTATTGGTACAACTGATGGAACTGGTAGTGGATGGCTCATTACTAGTGCTAGAAACGATGGTGGAACAGCAATTGGCATTGGAAATGTAGATGCTACTGTTGGTCCAATCAAAAACGATTTAGCTATTGCTGCAATCGCTGACGATTTTGGGGCTGCTATTGGCTCTAAAATCGTTGCAAACGACGGAACCGGAGCTGCTACTACTGATCGACACGGCGTGGCTAAAGCTGTTTCTGCTGGTACGTTAGCATTTCAACCCGCCACTACTGGTACTAGATCAGAAGAGTGGGTTATTATGGGCGTGTCCACAAAAATTGGTGGAGTTGCAAATAGCCAACTGACATCTAGCAGAACGCATAATGATGGTACTGTGAGAGATAATATTCATAATACTATTCTTGCTGGTTCTGGTGGATTTTCCAATCCGGGTAATGTCTATGATGTAATGGCTGTGCCAAGCACAAACATCAAACCTAACTTTACTCCACACTCTGCTTCGTATAACACCGACACGGCTAACCAGTACACCCTGTTCAACACAGATGGAACCGTTGCGGTTAGTAGCGAAATCTTCCCAACTCGCACTCTTCCGGGCGAGCTTACTTATCACTTTGGTGGTCTCGGCAAACCTACCACTGATTCGTATAAAGCTAAGAACGTCTTTGAGTCTTAATAGTCCGTCAGGCTCATCCTCTCCGTACCTCTGGTGCGGAGGGGGTTTTTTTAGTGGGGAAGAGCTATGAATCAAGAGGTATTAGCCTTAATTTTTACACTACTTAGTGGATTGGGTGCCTTTGCCGTTTTCTTGTGGAAGAAATTGGTAAAACCAACTCAAAAATTTATGAGTGACCATAAAGAGGTAAAGACTTCAATAGAAATTATTAAGAGAGAGATGGTTACGAATGGGGGCACTTCTATTAAAGATGCAGTTAATTTTCTTAGAAATAGCTGTGAGAGAATAGAAAAAACCCAAAGAGTTTTGGACCAGAGGTCAAAGGCTTCTCTCCACTATCACGAGGAGGCACTTTTTGAGTTAGATAACAAAGGTAGAATTTGTTGGTATAACAAAAGATTTCGAGAATTTACTAAAGAAAATGGAAGAGTAGAAGAAGGGTATGATTGGATTTCAATTGTTGAAGAAGATAACAGAGAAGATTTTTTAAAAGAACTGTCTTCTTGCGTAAGTATGTGTAGGAAGATTGATATCGAAACCATGTCCATGAACGGATACAAAATTCATTTCGTTGGATATCCGTATAGAGTTTCTGAGGATGTTCACGAGGGTTTTTTAATTCATCTTTATGAGGAGAAGTAATAATGGGTTCTAAGAAATTTAGTTTAAATTGGTCAGATTGGTCTGGCGTACTTAAGAATGCGTGTTTAGTTGGCGGAGCCGCCGCCCTTGCTTATGTCGGTCAAAATCTAGCCAATCTTGATCTTGGTTCAATGGGTATGCTGTTTATACCTATCATCACTGTTGGTATTGATACTGCTATTAAGTGGATGAAAGATAACACCCAGTAGGAGTACATTACTATGGAGTTTAACTTCAATACTCCCAAAGATCTGCTTAATGCATATCGAAACGGGTTCGAGGGAAGCGTTTGCGACCCAGAAGAAGTGGCAGAACTTTTAGGGAAATTAAAAACTCCTTTATTCGGAGCAGCAGCTTATAAACTTTATGGGTCGGGAGAGGGTAAACTCTCCCTTCCCTTTAAGTCTTTATTAAAATTTGATTCCAGCTTTGGACCCTCAGAACGACAAACCACCGGAGATTGTGTCAGTCATGCGACCAGAAACGCTGTAGATATTGCTCGGGCTGTTGAAATTGATGTCAAAGGAGAATCCGAGTCTTTTGAGGCTCGCGGGGCTACAGAGGGAATATATCAGGCTCGTGGACATAAGGGTCAAGGCATGACCTGTTCGGGGGCCGCTAAATATGTAAATTCTAAAGGTGGTCTACTCATTCGCAAAAATTATGGCTCCGTAGACCTTTCTAAGTATAATTCTAGTCTTGGTGCTAACCATAGAATTCCCTCTAGTGTCTATAAGACTGAGGCCAAAAAGCACCAAGTAAAGACTATCTCATTAGTTACTACTATAGAAGAAGCCAGAGACGCAATAGCCAACGGCTACGCTATATCCGTATGTTCTGGATATGGTTTTTCTAGTAGAAGAGACTCAAAGGGGATCGCTAAACGCGGTAGTGGTTGGAATCATGCAATGGTGTGGTGTGCTTGCGACGACACTAAAAAGCGACACAACGAAACATTATTCTTAATACAAAATAGTTGGGGTATGTGGAATTCTGGCCCTAGAATTCATGAGCAACCAGAAGGGAGTTTCTGGATTAGAGAGAAGGATGCTAGGGGGATGTTAGCACAGCAAGGATCTTGGGTCTTCAGTAATGTAGACGGGTTTCCCGCTAGGGAATTACCAGATTACGGAACAACATCCTATTTATAGAGCTAGAGGTAAGATATGAATAAGTTATTATTATTGCTTAGTGCTGCTTTAACTTTTTCTTGGGCGGCATACACTATTAATTATAGACCATACATCTCTACACGCATGGCCCAAATTTTGATGTCTACAGACATTCCAGACGACCAAGTAACAAAGCGTTGTGATGGCTCTGGTTGGATTACTCATGGTGATGGTCACAAGACTGAATGTCCGGGATGTTCTGCTTGCGAAGGGAATGAACCTGACCCAGTAGATAAAGAAATTATGTATCGTATTTATCATTTTGGAGCAAAGTGGTGTCCCCCTTGTGAAAAAATGAAAACCGAAACTTGGAAGAATGATACGGTTAAGGCAGTAATCAATAAACGGGATGGCAAACTTCATCTATTTGATGTCGATAACGCAGATCATGACAAGTTTTTTGATTGGTATAAAGTAACTTCGTACCCCACTATAATTATAATGTCGGTTGATGATTTAGAACATCCAATTTTCAGAGTGTCGGGCTATGTTGGACCCGGAGATATGGCAAACACTTTAGAAGAGAAGCTCGCAGATTAGGAGGCCAAATCATGGCTGTTCCAGAAATTCAAGAATCAATTGCTACGCGAATAGCTGTTCACGCTCAAGCAAAATACAGCAATTTTTCTATAGATCCTTTAACAATTATAACAATTATCAATTGCGTTATTAGCGTGGTCAGACTATTATATATGTGTTACTTCACAGATAGGGCGGTTGCCAGCTCTGTAAAAAGTAATAGCCTGCTTCATAAAATAGTGTTAAAGAGACAAATTAGAAAACGGTTTCAGAACAAGGATGAAAGAAAAGCAATGTACGGAGCCATGCTTAATGTTTCTAGCAATCTCTCAGAACGTGAACTCAATGACCTGTTAGAAAGTATTTAAGGAGTTTTAAAATGACAAGTTTTCAAATTATTATGCTCGTGCTGGCCGGAGGCTTGGTAGTTAGCGTGTTTTGGGATAGAATCAAAGCATTTATACCGGTTCCAAAATGGCCAATCAACAATCCTCCCAAGAAGGACGACCACTCAGATAGCGAATTGGTTACAATCGTTAACTGTTGGGAAAATCTCAAAGGCATGTGTGTTGATGCCAACCTAATGGTAGCTTCGGAAGAACTACAAAAAATCTTTCCTCTACTCATCATCGCTGAGAAGTCAGATGAGTTGAAGTCACAAAAGTGGAACGACTTACAAGGAACTAGGGGGAGTGAATAATGAGTGACACTCTGAAGCTAATCTTAGCTGGTATTTTAGTCGTTGCATCTCTTTTTGGTGAAAGTGTCATTGAACTCATCAAAACAATTAAGGTAGATAACACCCCGTCTGTAAACATTGTTGAACCATCTGTTTCGTACAAGGATGTAGTAAAAGAAATTGTCTTGGTGGACATCGAAAAGAAGGATGCTAAACAAATTTCTGACTTTTTTTCTGAGCTTGCCAGCGTGGTCGAAAATGATCTCGGCCTGATTAAAACCACAAAAAACTTTAGAGATTTCAACTCCCTCTCAGGGGGTTTAAATTTTGCTGGACTGGAATTAAAAGACAAATACCCCTCTCTAGGGGAGCATATTGATCAAAGCATAATAGACAGTATAGGAAAAGAAAACAATTCATTATCACCAGAAAAAAGATCTGATTTAGTAGAATGCTTAAGAGCAGTAGCTTGGGCGGTTAACCAATGAGTATTACCGATACAATTCTTGCAGCAATAATGGAAAAGTTGGGAGTTGCACAGGACGATATTGATAAGGCTAAAGAAATTCTGGATATGATAACATTTACTAAAGAAGGTGGTAAAGAAATAATTTTGATTGAAGTGGGTAAAAACATTGAAATTAAAATCACTAGATAATATAGGGTAATCCTTGCGTGGTAACGACCTAGAGCGTTTCTGTGCGAGGATTTTTTATTTATACTTGACATTCGCTGGTCGATACAGTATAATAAATTGACACATTGATTTAAAGGGACATATACATTATGCAAGTCACTAAGCGAGATGGGAATAAGGAAGATTTTTCGGTAGAAAAAATTCATAAGGTTGTTCAGTGGGCCACAAAAGGAATCAACGGAGTGTCATTCAGTGACATTGAAATGAATGCCAACCTATCTCTTTACGACGGCATACATAGCCAGCAAATTCATCAGATTCTAATCAGATCTGCTAACGATTTGATTTCTGTGTCCTCCCCAAACTATCAGTATGCAGCCGCCCGATTACTGAACATGCAACTTCGGAAAAATGTTTGGGGCTATGGAGATAGACCTACGGACTTTTTGATATTCTTAGAAAGAAATATAGACAATGGTGTATACGACCCTAACATCCTAAAAAAATGGGATAAAGAGCAAGTCGAACTGTTTGGTAAATATATTAATCATTACAGGGACGACTTGTTTACCTACGCAGGACTGCAACAACTTATTGATAAGTATCTCGTAAAAAATAGAGGTAGTGGAGACATATATGAGACGCCTCAGTTTGCGTATATGTGCATCGCTATGTGTCTGTTCGACGACGCGGAGGAAGTGAAGAAAGCATACGATTGCTATTCCACATTTAAAATCAACCTCCCCACCCCAGTCATGGCAGGGGTCCGCACAAATATTCGTCAATTTGCTTCCTGCGTACTGGTTGATATCGATGATAATCTAGATGGAATCTTTGGTAGCGTCCACGCCGTTGGTAGGTACACAGCCAGACGTGCTGGTATAGGATTAAACATTGGGCGTATGCGTCCCATTCTGTCGCCCATCAGAGGCGGTGAGGTACTCCATACGGGCCTCATTCCCTACCTAAAGACCTTTGAGTCGACTGTCAAGTCAACGTCACAGAACGGACTTCGCGGAGGTTCTGCTACAGTTCATATTCCATTTTGGCACTATGAAGTAGAAGATATTATGGTGCTGAAAAATAATGCCGGAACAGATGATAATCGTGTTAGAAAATTGGATTATTCCGTACAGTTTTGTAAGCTGTTTTATGACAGATTAATTGCCAACGAGGATATTACTTTGTTTAGCCCGAGCGAGGCTCGTGGGCTTTATGAGGCATTTGGAAATAATGAACAATTTGAAGAACTATATCTAAAATATGAAAACGCTCGCTCTTTAAGGTTTAAAAAGAAAATACCGGCACGAAAATTAGCAGAGATTTTTGCAAGGGAAAGGCTAGAAACTGGGCGTATATATTCAATGAATATTGATACAGCCAATCAGCATGGCTCATGGAACATTCCTGTATATATGTCAAACCTTTGTCAGGAGATCATCCAGCCCACCAAGCCCATCCAGTCTATTGACGACCCAGACGGCGAAATTGGTATATGTATTCTTTCCGCCATTAATTTGCTTGAAATAACTAATGAGCAAGACGTTGAAAATACTTGTCGTATAGCAGTTAGATCATTAGAATCTATTATTGATTATCAAGATTACCCTGTATTAGCTGCTGAAAACTTTACAAAAAAACGACGATCATTGGGGGTTGGTATAACTAATCTAGCAGGGTTCCTTGCTAAAAATAAATTGAAATATAATGATCCGTCAGCATTAGAATTGATTCATGAGACTATGGAACAAATTCAATGGAATCTTATCAATGCTTCTTGTGAACTTGCGGAAGAAAAGGGTTGCTGTGATGGTTTCTGTGATACAAAATATTCCGATGGATTACTACCTATTGACTGGTACAAAAAAACTGTTGATGATATAGTCAAGCCCTTTTACAATATGGACTGGACATCTTTAAGAAAACGAATTGCTGAACACGGGCTACGACATTCCACCCTCTCTGCTATAATGCCTTGTGAGTCTTCTAGCGTCATCCAGAACAGCACGAATGGCATTGAGCCAGTACGTAGCCTGCTCATCCACAAGAAGGCTAAGAACGGCATTCTGAAACAATTGGTGCCAAATTACCATACGAGGAAAAATTATTACACTTTAGCTTGGGAAATGTCTGACAATCAAGCTATTATGAATATATCAGCGGTCATCCAAAAGTTCGTAGACATGAGTATTAGCACAAATTTGTACTACAATTATGATCATTACGAAGATGGAAATATTCCGTTAAGCACTCTGATCAAGGATCAAGTTTATGGATATAAATACGGGCTAAAGAATTTTTACTATGCCAACACGCCAGACGGCGATGGTGAGACCGAAAAAGAAATGAACTGTGAATCGGGAGCATGTGCAATCTAATGAAGACTAGAACGAATGAACTATCAGATAAAGAGAAAAAGTTATCATCTATTGTCATTTGGATTTGGAGAAACATACTAGCATCAGGTGTTGTTCTTGTGTGTTTTGGGTTTTTATATAACAAGTGTGAGCAAATAGAAGACAATGTAATTGAGATAAGGACCATTGTACAAGAAAGAGTTAGGCTAGAGAGGGGCGACTATGGATGGTCAGCGCCTAGCTACGAAGAGACAGAAATAACCGAAGAACAAATGGACAAGGGTTCACAAATAAGACAAGATATAAATAATTTTGCAGACGAGAAAGAGTAATGAAAACAATTTTCAATCTTAAAAATGTGGACCCTATGAGTCAACCCCTATTTCTAGGGAAAGATTTGGGAGTTCAAAGATATGACATCATTAAATATCCAGCCTTTAAGGCTCTTGATAGTAGACAAATGATGAACTTCTGGCGTCCCGAAGAAATCGAACTTAAGAAAGATAGGGGCGATTTCAAACAGATGTCCGACAATGAGAAGTTTATCTTTACATCCAACCTCAAATATCAAACAATGCTGGATAGCATAATTTGCCGTGGTGTGCCAACCCTCTTGCAACATGTCACAAACACAGAGCTAGAAGCCTGCATGATGACATGGCAGTTCTTTGAAAAAATTCATAGCCAAAGTTACTCATATATCATTCAAAATGTTTATTCTGACAGTAAGGAAGTGTTTGGCGGAATATATGAAGATAAAGAAATAATCAAGCGTGCAAAAAGTGCCATTGAAGACTACAATAATTTGATGGGGATGGCTTGTGATAAAAATAAACCGTCTGACCTTAAAAAACAAATCTACATGACAATTATTAGCATCAATATACTTGAGGCAGTAAGATTTTATGTAAGCTTTATTTGCTCGTTTGCTTTTGCTGAAAACAAAAAGATGGCTGGAAATGCCGACATCATTAAACTAATCAAGCGTGATGAAGCATTACACTTGGCTAGCACTCAAGAAATATTAAAGATTTTACACAATGAAGACAGTGAAGGGTTCATTAAAATATCGGAGCAGTGTCAAGAGGCTGCTGTTGAAATGTTTGAAAGTGCGGCTCAAGAAGAAAAGGAGTGGGCGTCATATTTATTTAAGGACGGTTCTATTCTTGGCCTCAACGAAACAGTGCTACATCAGTATATTGATTGGCTATGTATGTCTAGAAGGAAAACCATTGGATTGCCCTACGACAACGTTGGGAAAAATCCTATCGGGGGATGGACTGGGCCTTGGATGAGTAGTGACTCTGTTCAGGTTGCACCGCAAGAGCATGAAATCACCAGTTATAAAATCGGTGCTAGTAAAAATGACTTAGACGACATGGATTTTGGAGATATGGAATTATGACAGACGACGCCGATAATTGTATTCACGACCAAGTTGCAAGAATGAAGATGTTAGAGTTAAACAGGTTGAAACAAGAAGGCTTATCAACAGGATTTACTGTTGATACCACCTACTACAGTAATATCTCCCCCGACTATGCCTTAGACAGTGAGCCTAGATATACTTCATACCCAGAGGGGGTGAAGCTGGACACCAGAGCTACAATAGACGCATACATAAGTAAAGTTTCACAATGGCATCGTGACCGAAATCTAATAGAGGGGAGTACCGACAAAGATCAGGTATTAAAACTCACGCAAGAGCTAGGAGAACTTTCGGATAGCGTTTGTAAGGGTGAAGATATACGGGACGACATCGGGGATATGTTGGTCGTTATGATTAACATAATTGAAAGAAATAATTTGACTATTACAGATTGTCTTGAAAAGGCTTGGAACGACATAAAGGATCGAAAAGGAAAAATGGTAGATGGGATTTTCGTCAAGGAGGAAAATCTAGAAAATCATTAATCCTATTTTTAAGGTAACAAATGACACAAACCAAAAAACGTAGCAAATCAAATAAGCGTAATGGATACAATAAGCAAAAACTAACTGATCTAGAAGCAAAAACAATAAACCAAAAGGAATATATAAGATCTATAATAGAAAATGATATCATTTTATGTACAGGTCCATCTGGTTCTGGCAAATCTTTTATAGCTACGGGTCTTGCGGCACGCCATTTACATGAGGGGTTTGTGGAACGAATAATCGTAACAAGACCTCTGGTTTGTACCGGGAAAGACATTGGGTCTTTACCCGGAGAGTTAGGTGACAAGATAGCCCCTTATTTACTTCCGATGGAAGAAAACCTGAAATATTTTTTCACCCGAGCATATTATGGATATTATGCAAACGGAGGGGGGATACAATATAAGCCGCTAGAAGTCATGAGAGGGGCGACATTTCATAACAGTTATATGATTTTAGATGAGGCCCAAAATTGTACTGTAGAGCAAATAAAAATGTTTATTACCAGAATGGGTGAAAATTCTAAAGTTTTGATAAATGGTGATACAAATCAAGATGATCTCAAAGGAAGAAGTGGACTAAATTATTGTATAGACAAATTGAAAAATATTGAAGGTGTTGGCATTTGTCGATTGGGGTATGAAGACATTCAAAGAAATGGCATACTGGGCCAAGTCCTAAATGCCTTGGAGAATTAAATGTTATACGATTATGAATGTGAAAATTGCAACCATTTCATTCAGGATGTCCATCAATCTATTAAAGATCAGCCCCTTATTAAATGCCCTAATTGTAAGAAGAATAAGCTACAAAGGGTTATTACCGGCGGAGCATATGTGTTTGTCGCGGGTTGTGATACGATTGGTGGACTGGCTGATAAAAATACCAAATTAAACCAAAGCAAAATTCAAGAAGAGCAACATGGGAGGTCCGAAAGTTGCCAACAATCCGACAAACCTTCGTATCATGGATCTGCCACCAACAAAGAAATTAAGGCAATGACTCCGCAACAACAACAAAAATACATAATGGAAGGTAAGAAATGAGCTTATTTACTGTAAATGACAAGAAGGAATCTGTAGTTAACGAGATGTGTTTCGATAAGAATGCATCAACTATCCAAAAGTCTAATAATCAAAAGGTTTACGCAAAAGTGACCTATATAAATGGGAGAGAACATACGTTTAAGATTAGGATTTTTCAAAATTCTCCATATGACCCCTTGGGAGCGTATGGTAAAAGAGAAAATTATATTGAAACAAAATTAAAAAAGGTTTCTAAAAATACATTTGACTTCTACATGATGTATTTAAAAACAAATAATTCTATTTATATGACAAAAGCTCAGAGAGGATTTTTAAATGACTAAAAAGGGACCATTAGGCAAGGCTGAAAAGTTTTATATCGAACAAAAATATGCAGATCTAGGATTAGAACAGATTTGCAAAGAATTGGATAGGGCGAAAGGACTAGTGGAAAAACATGCAAAAACTAAAAAACTAACTGAAGAAGAACCGACCATCAAGCCGAAAAGCAGGTTGGCTGAACAATTTGCTCAGTCACGAGGCGCTACCGTAATGACTGAAAATGCATCTCAGATGGGAGATGAGTTTAAACGTGGTGCAATTAGCACCGAAAAAACAAGAAAATGCACAGTAACAATACGAAGATTGAACAATGAATAATGAAAAATGGCTACAGAGTTATAGAAGTAATAAAAACGCCGTCTGGATGAAAATAAGGCTTACGGACGGGGAAGAATTTTTCTTCTCAGATAGTTCGGGCTGGAAAAAGATAAAGCGGCTCTGTAATGATAAAAATATTTTTATTGACGAATTGTACTTGCAATTTCGTTCTCATGAGGTTAAAATAGATATAGATAACGCGGAGGGTATTTATTTCGTGAGATCTATACTAGGGCAAATGGGGGGAGCTTCAAAGCATTATTATACAACTGGAGTTTTTAAGGATGGTAAGATGCATAAAAAAATGTGGCTTATACCAGAAGTAGTTCCAGAAAAGGAGTATATTGATGAACTCAGCGAATGTTTCGAAGAAGCAATCATATGGAAAAACCATGATAAAAAAAAGAAAAAGAACCCATAAGAGTAAATATAAACATGAAAGCACTGGAGACTATTGTACTTGCGCGGCCTACGTTGCAGAAATAATGTGTAAAAGAAACGCTGAAAAGAAAAACAAAGGATCTTTACCTTTTAAATTTTGGAATAAAAAGCCTTGGAATTGGACATTTATACGACAAATGAATGCGGCCAATAAGCTCCTAAAAGATTATGATGAAGAAGTATTAGTCAAGGCTATAAATTCATCAGAGTTTAGGGGAATTTTTTCTCTAAATCATCCATCCGCCGCTAGGATTATCAAGAAGTATCATCTATTATTCAACGAGCAAAGTGACAAAAATCAAAAGATAGAAGTAAAGAAAAATGCTAAACACCAGAAGAGACAATTTGGAAAACAAAAAATGTTAAACAAACTGAGGAATATAGAGAATGGCCAAGAAGAAAAGCTGTAAAGTAGAATTTGCTGATGATCCTGTTAGTAATCAAATTAACAAGAAGTACGGCGACATCATTGAATCTGGCAGCAAGGTTCTGGAAGCGTTAGAAAATTTTGAAACAATCGGAATTTCTCCAGCTTTAGATATTGCGCTTGGTGGAGGTTTAAGAGAAGGAAGCTGCGTGGTCATGACCGGTGATCCTAAAACCGGAAAAACAACTACCGCCCTATATTTTGCTGCTAAAGCACAGAAACTAGGTAAAATAGTATTCTATCTCAATACAGAGGGTAGATTGACCAAGGAAAATTTTAAGGGTATTAAAGATTTAGATATTGATAACCTCAAGATTGTTCAAGCCACAGATAGTGAACCCCTAGTATCTGCCGAGAAGTATCTAAATACACTTGAAACATTGATTAAAAATATTCCTGATCTAGTTGCTATTGTAGATTCCACCTCTAGCATGGTTCCGCAAGATGAACTCGATGGAGAGATTAGAACTGGTGTACGCAATGCATTGCCCAGACTCTTATCCATGTTCTTCAAACGTATTAGTGGTGATGTTTCTAGAATGAAAGCTATCGTTATTTTCGTTACCCACAATATAGCTAATACGGGAGGGAGTAGGTGGTCTCCAGCAAAGATGGCAGACTGCGGTAATATGCTTCAGTATCAGGCCGGAACCAATATGGTAATAACACACCGTGGAAAGTGGGAAGTTCCAAAGGATTCTGGTCAGCATGTGGGTCAGGTAGCTAACTGGGTAATTAAAACTTCTGCCGCTGGCGGCATTCCAAATTCTACGGCAGCGGGCTGGATTAGATATGGAATCGGTATCGACGAAGCTCAGGAGGTGGCACAAATTGCTAGTGAATTTGCTATGATTAGCCGTAGCGGAGCTTGGTATACGATGACCACCTGTATTGACAATCAAGAAGATCCCGTAATTAAAAACTGGATTGCTGAAAACAATATAGAAGATATTGAAAAGGCGTTTAGATTTCAGGGTATGGAAAAAGTAGTGGTCTTCCTTGAAGAAAATCCAACTATTTGCGAATTTCTTTATGAGCATATTAAAGAAGTATTAATATGAAGGTTATTGGACTGAATGGTTATGAGTATAATCTAGATCTTAAAAAATACGCAAACAACCATAGAAGTAAATGTTCCTTACATCATCTACACGCAAGAGAAATCATACAAGATATTTTTCATGGATACAATATTCTGGAAGAGGTAAAACTGCCCGGTTCAGTCAATCCTGCAAAAAAATCCGTTTTATACCTTGACTTTTTCATTCCGAATGTTAAAACAGGGGTTGAAGTTCACGGGGAACAGCACTTCAAATATGTGCCTTTTTTCCACAAGAGTAAAGCTAATTTTCTATACTCGAAAGCTAGAGATAGAAATAAAGCTGAATGGTGTAGAATTAACAATATAGAATTAATTGTTTTAAAATACAATGACTCAAGAGAGCACTGGAGAAATCAATTTGAATTTGGAGGATAGACTACAACATTTTCTTACAGGTATTGATAATTATATTTCCTGCAAGAATTTATCGCCTACTAAATTTAGGACCGAATTCGCGGTAGCGGAGACTCTTTCCCTAGAAGCGCTAGAGAAATTAACTCAAGACGAATGCTTTAATTACGCTTATATGTTATATCAGTATGCTGATAACGTTGCTTCTGAGAAGGCGTCCTGCGAAACTATTGTTCGTTGGTGTGAAAATAGCTTTAATAGTATTATCTCCAATGACATGGAGGATATAGCTCATGTTATAGCTAAACACGAAATCAAGGTGGCAACCATTGTAAGAACAAACGATTTAGCACGAAAGATCAATGAGTGGAAACTTACTGCCGAGGGCAGATTAGAACCCCTAAAAAATAGAGAATATAACGTAAGAAGAAAAGCCGATATTTTAATAGAAAAGGGTAAAAGAAAATGAGTGAAGATATTATTAAGGCATTGTTAGAATCTTTAACGGACGAACAGAAAGCAAAACTTGTTAAAGGATTATTAGAATCAAATACTTCAGACAGTGAAGTGATAGTAAATGAGGAAGTTGTAGCCTCAGTAGCTTCCCCTCATGCTACAGTAAACGAGGATTTTACAGTCAATAGAGACATGAAGAACAGGAATAATGCTGTGAAGTTTAAAAAAAATAAATGGGTAGACAACGGAGAACATCGTGATAACGATGTTGATTACGAGGAGTTTGAAAAAACAAGAACTCCAAGACATCGTGAAAGACCGAAAAGGGCAAATGTTGAGTGCCATGTTTGTGGTAAAACATTCTCAATGAATGAAAACCTTATTTACGGTGAGTACATTAGATGTAACCGATGCACAGGTAAATAATATGGATTCCAAGCTTTCAGATATAGGGGCCGAGCGAGCTGTCTTAGCTGGCCTGTTTGCCTACGGTCTTGAATCATATGTAGAACTAAGCGATTTCATTACGCATAATAGTTTCGCGCACCAGAATAATCAGGTGATCTACAAATGTATTGAAAAGGTTATGCAGAATGAGGCAGAGGTCGATCTGCCAGCGATACTCTCTGCTGCTGGACAACTCAATCTTTCTGAAACTATTCAGACACAGCAAGAGTTAGAATATATCTCTTCCTTGATGGAATTTCCCGTTAAGAAAGACAATGTATTGCATTTTGCAGCGCAAATCAAAAAATTTGAATTTGCCAGAAAAGCCAAGAGTCTTTCAAAAAAGATTCAGAAAGATATTGATTCTATTAATGGTGATGAAACTATTGATGAAATCATGAATCTTATTGAAAACCCGTTAATGGATTTTCTTCGTGACGATGACACGAGTCAGAAACCAGAAAAGCTGGGCGATGACATTGATGAGTATCTAGAATTTCTTATCGAAAATAAGTGTGATCAAATTGGCTTGTCTAGTGGATTTCCCCGTTTCGATGCCGTTGTCGGTGGAGGTTTAAGACGCAAATGCGTCGATCTTGTATCTGCACGTCCCGGTATTGGCAAGTCTGTATTTGCAGATAACGTAGCATTATATAATGCCCGCAAAGGCATTCCAGTATTGATGTTGGACACGGAGATGTGTAAAGAAGACCATCTTAATAGAATTGTTTCTAATATTAGCGGCGTTCCGATTGAAGAAGTTGCTACGGGTAAATTTTCAGAGGATGATGAGAAGCTAATAAAAGTCAAGGAGGCGATGAACGAGATTAGAGATATTCCATACACCTACGTAAGTGTGTCTGGAGTTCCTTTTGAGACTATCGTCAATATAATCAAACGGTGGATTATTCAAGAGGTTGGTCAAGATGAAGACGGTCATACCAATGATTGTCTCGTCGCGTATGATTATCTAAAACTCATGTCGTCTAGTTCAATTACTCACAACATCCAAGAATATCAAGCCCTTGGATTTCAAATTACCAATCTGCACAATCTTGCGGTGAAGTTTGATTTTCCATGCCTAGCCTTTGTCCAACTAAATCGTGATGGCATTACAAAAGAATCTACAGACGCCGTGAGCGGCTCTGATAGACTTATTTGGTTATGTACTTCCTTCTCCATATTTAAATTAAAGTCCGCAGAAGAGCTTGCAGAGGATGGTCCAAATGCAGGAAATAGAAAGCTAGTAACTTTAAAGGCGAGACATGGAGCAGGATTGCTAGATGGCAACTATATAAATATGAATATGGTTGGTTCTCACGCACAATTACGCGAGTTAAGAACTAGGGATGAATTTCGTTCAACACCAGCGGGCGCTGAAGGTGCTATCGAGGGGTCAGAACTTCCATTTGATGAGGAGGACACAGATTGAAGATTGATAATGATGTCAAATTAGACTTTGAAGATGTCTTACTCGTTCCACAGCGGT